GGCCTCGATGTTGGCCCTCTTGACCGCCTCGGGGATTTCGTCGCTCGGATAGAAGGAGGCGATCTCGCCGAAGCCCGGGCCGTCCTTCATCGGGACGTCGTATCGGGGCCAGTCGAGGGCTTGGGTGGTCGAGGTCCGCGATCCGGCCCAGCGGTCGCGATAGACGGTCACCAGATAGTCGGCGCCCTTGCGGAGCCGCTGCTCGATGATCGTGTCCGCCGGATAGACGATCCCCCTAGCGTCGCAGTAGGCTTTGAACTCCACGACGGTGGCGTAGGATTCCGCGTTGGCCGCCCCGGGGGTGACGATCAGGGGCATAGGTTTAGTCTCCGGTCGAAGACGAGCGGCGGGCCTTTTCGGCAACCCGGCCCGCTTCGGCGGGCTTGGGTTCCGCTTTCGGGCGGCCCTGGCGGCTTACCGCTACGCCCCGGGCGAGATAGGCGCTTTCGATCTCGGGCCAGTCACCGACAAGAATAACGCTTGAGACGCCGTCCTCCGGCCCGGCGAAGTAGCGCGGGTTCTGCTGGGTCTGGCCGGCCTTAAGGGTTTGGCCCTCGCGGGCATCATGATCAGCCCTCGGCCTTGGCGGCGGGGGCGTCTTTCTTGGCGGCCGGGGCCTTGGCCGGGGCCTCGCTATAGAGGCGATGGGCCTTGGCGTCGAAGTCCGCCTCATTGATCACGACGAAGCCGCCGGGGGCCTTGTCGTCGGCGATCTGGACGGTAGGGCAGGCGTCGGACATTGCGTCCTCCAAGGGTGTTTCTGCGGAGAAGGGTGGGGCCGAGCGGTTAAGCCCGGCCCCGGTCGTCACGGTCAGCCGCTAGGGGTTAGCCCAGCAGGATGCCGAGGTGTTCCGGCTTGACGCACTTCACGCCCCAGGCCAGGCCGACCTCATACTTGATCCGGCGATACTGGCGGTAAGTGGCGATCTGGAACACCAGGCCCGAGAGCGGGTCGGTGACCGAGATCACGTCGTCCGCAGCGTCCCCGCCTTCCGGCATGGCCGGCTGGCGAGCGGCCAGGATGATCGCGTTGTTCGAGAAGTAGGCATTGCGGACCGAGGTGGCGGCGAGAGTGATCGCCGTAGCCGCCGCCGGGATTGCGCGACGAAGGCCGGGAGCGGCGAGGGTGATCGTGCCGCCGCCCGACACGTCCGCGTCACCGGCGGCGACCACATACTGGTTGGTGTCGCCAGCGAAGGTGATGACGTCGCCGACGATGATCGTGCCGGTGCCGGCCGAGGCCAAGGTGATCACGGTCGCGCCGATGGCGTAGCCCGCCGTGTTCGTGGTCGCCGACGCGCCCGTGCCCTTGGTGAAGGTCGGGATCGCGGCGGAGTAGCCCATCGTGAAGCCCATCAGCTCGCGCATCTGGCGTTGACGGAGCAGAGCCCCGGCGTCGCCCGCTTCGTTGACGCGGAACAGGCCCGACTGGATGCCTTCGAGGTTGGCGCGAGCGGCACCGCCGACGATCATGGAGCGGCCCGTGGCGGGAGCGCCGTTTTCGTCGAGGATGCGGTTGGCGTTGGCCAGGTCGGTGAGGACGCCAGCGGTGCCGAACGGCGTGGTGCCGGCGGTGCCGTTGGCGCGGGAGGCGGCGAGGTGCAGGGCAGCCAGATCGGCCTCGACTTCGTTGCAGCAGGCGCGGAACGCTTGCGAGAACTGGTCGCGCAGCACGGTGTTGACGACGCCGTTGGCGGTCACCGACAGCTGCTCTTCGCCGGTCCAGCGGATCGGGAAGGCGCGGGCCTTGGTGATCGAGACGTCGACGAAGCCGACCGTCTGGTTGCCGGTGTCGGCCGGGACGTTGCCGGCGGTGATGTCTTCACCGGCAATGGCGGGGACGACGGGGGAGCGGACGGTCTGGTTGACCGCGCCCGACTGGGCCGTGGCGTCGCGCTGGACGTTCGGGATGAAGCCGATCAGCTCGCGCGAGACGACGTCGAGGCCCGCGTAGATCGACGGAATGAGATTGGTAACGGTGGTGGACATGGCTCTAAGGCCCTTTCATTGGAATGGGGGAGGTCGCTTGATGGTGGGGTTCGGAGGACGGCTAACCTGCCGCTGTAGGGAGCCATCCGGCCCGGGCGCCCGCCCCCATCCGAGGGAAGGCCGTAGCTTTAGCCGTCGACGATGATCGCCTCTTGAGCGGTCTTCATCTGTTCGTTCGGGGACAGTTTCGCGAACTCGGTTCTGGTAAGGGTGCGCTTCCCGCCCTGGCCCAGCTGGCCTTGGCCGGCACCGCCGCCGGTTTTGATGTCGCCCTTGAGGACGTGATCCCGGTTCGGGTCGGCGTCGATCAGCAGGGAGAGGGCTTCGTCGAAATCCGGGAGCTCGCCCGGCTTGGCGCGGCTATAGAGCTTGTTCCCGTCCGTGCCGTAGGCGACGACCTTCCCGTCCTCGATCTTGAAGTTCGCGCCGAATTTGGCTTGCAGGAACTCCGGCGGGATCGCGACCTTGTCGGCGATGAACTTGGAGCGGGCGAAGGAGCCGCCGATCTTCTCGCCGTAGAGCGAGGCCTCGAGGTCGTCGCCCCGCTTGGCCGCGGCGGCGAGCTTCTCCTCGTAGCCCTTGGCGATCTCGGCCTTGACCTTTTCGACTTCGCCCGCGTCGATCAGCTTCTTCTGGTCGAGGGAGCCGACCGTTTCCAGCGCCTTGAGCGCGGCGGCCGGGTCGGCGATGCCCTCAAACGCCTTGAGCGCCCGCTCGGCGGCCTCCTTGCCCTCGCGGTGGCTTTTGGCCTCGCCGTTGAGCCGGGTGATGGTGCCGATGGTGCCGGGCGCGTCAAACGCCACTTCCTTGCCGGTGTCGTCGGTGAAGACCGGCTTACCGTCCTGGACAGCGGCATAGGTGACGCCGTCGATCTCGATGGTCTTGAGCTTCATGGTGGGGTGGGCTTTCTCCGGCATCCGCCGGCCTTGGATGGGCTATCTGGCCCGAGACGCCCCGCCGATCCCGGCTAAGGGCAGAGGTGGTTAGGACTCGATATCGTCCTCGGCGGAGACCTCGCCGGGCATGGCCGCCGCGATGTCGTCCTCGTTATCCAGGTCGGGCATTTCCTCGACGATCTTGTCCTGCTCGTCGTCAAACATGACGTCGGCCGCCAGTTCGCCGCGGCGCTTCATTTCGGCCAAGGCGGTCTCGCCGGAGATCAGGCCCGCGTCCTTCATCGCCAGGACCAGCTGGCCCGAGGCTTGCGAGAGGCTCGTCGCGCCGAAGTCCTTAAAGAGCGAGGCGTGGCCGCCCGAGCCGAGGCTGGCGTAGTCGGCCATCATTTGCAGGGCGCGGTCGAGGCTATCCTCGAAGCCCTCGGTGATCCGTTGCAGGTCCGATTTGTTGCCCTCGGCGTCGTTTGCCGATTCCGTCGCGCTCCGGGCGCCCGGCTTCTTGACCAGCAGCTCCGCGCCGGCCTGGATCATCTGCTCCTCAAGAGCGTCGAGCGACTCCTGGCCGGCCTTGATCGCCGCGCCGCTATGCTCGACCCACGCGATTTCCCCGCCGGCCGGGAGCATGACGGCGGAGGAGCCGCCGATGGTCAGCGAGGTCTTGTCGTCCGCCCCGGAGATAGCGAGGATCGGCACCCGGGCGACGTGCAGGATCGTGTCCTGATCGCTCTGCGACTGCCAGTGTTTGACGTTGAGATAGGCCAGGTCCAGCAGGGGCGGCCGGGCCGTCATGTAGCCGGTGCGCCAGCCGTAGAAGGGGACGAACGGGATATAGCCGAGGCCGGTCGTTCCCGCGTCGATGATGCTCCATTCCTCGGCCCCGGCCGCCGTGGTCCGCTCGCTCTTTTGCCAGACCTCAAACGCGCCCGGGGTTAGCACCCGCACCCTCTTGACGGTCTTCTCGCCGAAGAGGCCGTCCGCAACGGTCGCGTCCTCCGCGATCCGAAGCTGGGCCAGGGACCGCGCGCCGTTGGCCGAGGCGATCCGGTAGCCGAGGATTTGCCGGTGAAGGACGCGGACGAAATAGGGCCTCATTCCGGCCCGTTGCTGCTCCGCCCGGGTTTGAACCCGGCCCGCTCCCGCGTCCTCCTGCTTGGGGGCTTCGACCAGAACGCCGCAAAGGCCGTGCGCCAGGGCCTCGCCCATCAGTTCGGCGCAGAAGACGTGAAGGTTGACGCCCTCGCGGTCGATATCCTCGGCCCACTCGACGATCTGGGCGGGGACGTCGTCGCCGAGGGTCAGGGCTTTGGAGAAGGGCTTTCCGACCATGACCGAGACGGTGCGGCGGAAGGCGGGGAACAGGGTCGCGGTCTCAAGGCGGGCCTTATAGGCGGCGGCCTCCTCTTGCGGCCATTGGGGCAGCAGGACGGTGGCCGCGCGCATCACCTCGGTGCCGCCCATAAGCGGCTCGGTCACGCTCCAGGCCTTGCCCATTGCGCCGATTGAGGGCGAGAGCGCGTCCACCGTTGCGGTCATGCGGTCTCCTTACAGGCGCAGGG